CAGGCCCAGCAAGAGCAGCGTATGCGTCAAGCTGAGATGCAGAACATGGAGATGATGCAGGCTCGCCAGCAGGCTGCTTTCCAAGATGCTGATGCGGCTATTCGTCTGGCTGCTGCCGGAAACTATGAAGCCATCATTGCACTTGCCGAAGACCGGATGCAGTTGGATCAGAGACTCGGTGGCCCCATGAAAGGCGACCAGACACCCATGCTGGCTAACATGGCTCGCAGGGCTGCTATGGGAGATGCCGAAGCCGCAAGACAGTTGAACTTCCAATTGCTCGGTCTTGTTGAGCAGGGTAGGTCGCGTGGGGTATTGCAGATGCCGGAAGCTCAAAAACCACTTGAGGTAGGTGGAAGGCTTCTTGATCCCAAAACATATGCAGTTCTGTATGAACCGCCTGCCGGATCGCAAACTGATGAATACAGTCCCGGCATTACCAGATATAGGAATGGTGTTGCTGTTCAGTATAGCAGGCAAGGTAGAAGGCAAGTTGTTGATGAGCTGGGTCTGGTTGTCGAGGGTCGGGCTGCTCAAGATGCTATTCAGAGAGGAATAGATTCAGGCGTTACAGAAGCTGGTCAGGTTGCCGTTTCTCAAGCACAGGGCAAAGGCGCAACAGAACGGGCGCAAGCCATTATCAATGCAGGCGTGGATGCAATTGGTCAGTTTCCAGTTCTTACCAGATCGCTTGATCTTCTGGATGAAGTTCAGACCGGCGGGTTTGCTGGGGCGGCTACACGGGCAAAAGCTCTATTCGGTATTGAAAGTGCTGATGAAGGCGAGCTGTCCTACAACATTGGTATCAATGTCCTTCAGCAACTGAAACCTATTTTTGGCGGTAATTTCACTGCTTCGGAAGGTCAGAGGCTTGAAAACATTGAGGCATCTCTTGGAAGAAACACTGCCACCAATAAACGACTAATGAATCAGGCTCTTGATCTCTCAAGAACTAGCGCAGAAAAAGCATTAGATAGAGCTATAGAGCTTGACGACCAAGCTACTGTGCGAGAGCTTGAAAAAGCACTACTATTCCTTGATGAGTGGGCTATTGACCTAAATGTTCCTGAAGACTGGATATCTGGTGGTGGCACCGTTGAATCTTGGAACCGCCAGCCAAACGAGATCAAGCGAGAATTCATAAGGGCGCAATAATGGCTAGGACAAAAGAGCAAATTCTTCAAGAGGCTATGTCGGGTCAGGTTTCCCCACAAACGGAAGTGCCTGCTGCAAGCCCAATCTCACCACAGTCCGCAGTACCTACTGTTGGTGGCAGAAACAGGAGGCAGGAAATTTTGAGTGAAGCACAAGCTCAAATGTCTCCAGGTGAGAGGTATCAGCAAGCAATCCAGCGCGACCCTATTGCCAGAACTTTGTACAGCATACCGGGAACGCGACCCCTGATGGAGTTTGCAAACGCTGCCGGAAGGTCTGCTGCTGATGTTGTGGATTTCTTTGGGCCTGACTTTATTAACAGCATTTTACAAGTGTCTGGTGTTGAGGCCCGTATGCCGACACTTAGAGGCTCTCTTGAATCGGTAGGCGCATTGGCTCCTAGTGGCGCATATATGCAGCCGGGTCTGCCCCAAGAAATTGTGTCAGGTGCTGGTTCTGCAATCCCTGCGGCTATGGGTGGTCAGGCTTTAATAAGGGAAGGAGTTAGGCAGATTCCTCGGTTGCCAGGATTCCAAAGCACAGGCAGGCGCGTGTCTGAGACTATGGCAAGGACTACTCCGGCGCAGGAAGCCACTGCTGCCACTGGCGCTGTTATTGGCGGCGAGGTTGGTGAGGAAACAGGGATTCCAGGCGCAGGCTTTTTTGGTTCCCTAGCGGGAGGTATGGGCGCTATTCCGGTCATTCGCGGAATTGAACGGATGATGACCGATACCACAGACTTTCAGGCTATGGCTGGCAACCTTTCCAAACTTAGGACAGATATTGCTGGAGAAATTCTGGCAAAATCCTTGAGGGCGTCAGGAATGTCGGTTGATGACGCTATGGCTCAATACCGGGCGCTTGGCCCTAATGCGCTTCCTGCTGATATTGATGACTCATTTCGCCAAATATTACGCGCTGCAATGAATGCAGATGAAGGGATTTCCGGTCAGGCAAGGCGTCAAGTATCTGGTCGTCAGCAAGGTGCTGGTCAGAGGATTTCACAGTCATTAGATATCATCAGCACTGACAACATTGATGATTACATGAATCAATTGGACACAACTCTAGGCCCGCAGGTTCGCGCACTATATGACGCAGCAGCAGCACAGCCTTTAAGATTGTCCGGAAGGCTTAGAACTCTCATGGAGGGAACAAGCTCTCTCGGTAGGGCGACAAGAGAAGCTCAGACGCGACTTGCTGACCGCAGAGCTGCCGGGGATAAGGTAAGCCATTTTGATTTGGTGGATGAAACCAAGCGGGTGCTAGATGACAACATTGCAACCGCATTGAACTCTGGTCGCAGGAATGAAGCTAGGACTTTAATCCGGCTCAAGAATGAACTTGTGGCAGAGGCTGATGCTCAGATACCCGAATATCGGGACGCGAGAAACCTTTATGCTGGAAAGGCTGCGATTGAAGATGCTGCAAAACTTGGGTCTACTATATTCAAAATTGACGCTAGGGAATTGCGCAACCTTGCATCTTCAATGAACACGCAAGAACGCAATGCTTATATATTGTCGGCAAAGGATGCAATCATAGATCAGATTGACCGCACAGGAATGAATCGGAATCAGGTTCAGGCATTGTTTGGCAAAAATGGCGATGCAATGAAACTGGCTACGCTTTTTGATGATCGGCAGTCAATGCGCCGGTTTATGGATTCACTGAAGATGGAAACAGACTTTGCGCTAACCAGAAATGCAGTGCTTGGCAATTCCACCACGGCTCAACAGTTGAACCGCATCAAGGAATCGCTGGCTCCTCGCGGCGGGTATAAGCAAGCAATTGGACAGGCTGCATCCCTGCTTACAAGCAATCCTGCTTCAATAGGGCGTGAAGTTGCTGGTATCATGGACAGCATAAACGCAGACAAGGGAAGCGATCTGTATTTAAAAGGATTGGTTCAAGCTGGAGAGATACTGCTTACAGCCGGGATGAATCCGAGGGAACTTGATAACATCCTTCGATCCGGCAGTGTTGATAGGCTGACCACAGAATTGCGCAGAATTGCAGAGCCTAATTATTCACGCAGAGCATCGGCGGCGGCTGGTATGGCTGCGCAGCAAGTAACAACCCAAGGGGAATAAGCAATGGCAAGGTTCGGGTCGCTGGATACACAATACTTTGACGATGCTGGCAATCCGCTAGTCAATGGCAAGGTCTACTTTTATGAGACGGGAACCACGACTCCTAAGAATACCTATGCCGATATCAACTACAACATTGCCAACGCCAACCCGGTAATCCTCACTGCCGCTGGTCGTCAGCCTAACATCTTCTTCGATGGTGTAGCTAAAGCTATTCTCACGAAGTCAGACGACACTCAGATACTTGTACGCGATCCTGTAGGGGATACTGCTTCGACATTTGGTAACGCCTGGATCGCATCGAAAGACTACAACGCAAACGATGTTGTTCAGGGTTCGGACGGGAACTTCTATGTTTCACTTATCAACGGTAACGTTAATAACAATCCAGTTACTACTTCGGGTTCGTGGACGTTCCTCTACTCCGTAGAGTGGAATGCGGGTATCACTTACAAGGCTGGCTCTGTAGTCACTTACGATACGATTGTCTACCAGTCCCTTCAGGATGCTAACTTAAACCAGAATCCGTCTACGATTACAGCCTATTGGGTGCCGATTCAGTTGGTGTGGTCGTCTACTGCCACCTATGCGATCAACGCAAACGTGGTGGGGACGGATGGAATTCTGTATACCTCGCTGCAAAATGCTAACACCAATCACACTCCGGCCAGCTCTCCTTCATGGTGGGTAGGCACTTCTGCTGCTGCTGCTTCAAGTGCTAGTGCTGCGGCATCGAGTGCTAGTGCCGCTGCCACAAGTGCCTCAAACGCTGCCACAAGTGAATCAAACGCGGCTGCTTCGGCTTCCACTGCTTCGACACAAGCCACCAATGCATCCAACTACGCAAGCGCGGCAAGTACAAGTGCTACGAATGCGGCAAACTCTGCTAGTGCTGCAAGTACCAGTGCGGGTAACGCTGCCACATCTGCAAGCAACGCTGCGGCTAGTTACGATCTTTTTGATGACAGGTATCTTGGTGCAAAAGCATCTGATCCTTCTGTCGACAATGATGGAAATCCCCTTGTTACTGGTGCGATGTATTTCAACACTACCACTAATTCAACGAGGATTTATAACGGTTCTGGCTGGCAGGATAGCGCAGCGATTGCGACCAGTATCAACCTTGCGACTCAGGTAACTGGTACTCTTGCTATTGCTAACGGCGGTACAGGCGCAACGACTCTTACGGGGCTTGTGAAAGGTAACGGTACTTCTGCGCTCACTGCCGCTACCGCTGGAACAGACTTTGTGGCTCCCGGTACTGATACCACGTTCACGGCAACCCAGACGTTCTCCGGGACATCAAGTGCGCTTGCACTCATCTTGAACGATGCCGCTGAAGTTGCCACGGTCTCGGCTACTGCTGCTACGGGGACTATCGCATACGACATTACTACACAGTCTGTTCTATATTACACAACAAATTCCTCAGCTAACTGGACTGTCAACTTCAGGGCGTCTAGTGGTACGTCATTGAACACGGCTCTTGCTACGGGCCAGTCAGTTACTGCTGCATTCCTAGTCACTCAGGGCGCTACGGCGTACTACAACAGCGCAGTTCAGGTGGATGGCTCTAGCGTGACTCCGAAATGGCAGGGCGGTACTGCTCCGGCTGCGGGCAATGCGTCCGGTATTGATGCCTACATCTACACAATCATCAAGACGGGTGCAGCGACATTTACTGTGTTGGCTTCGCTGACGAGGTTTGCGTGATGAACTCTTACGCTTATATGCTTGTTGATCCGCGTAATAATGTTCCTTTCTACGTTGGAAAGGGGCAGGGGCGCAGATGTGATGCCCATGTTGATGAAGCCAAATATTACACAAAGCGCCGGTCGCCAAAACTCAACAAGATTCGCAAACTGCTTGCGCTTGGACTTAACCCCATTGTAATCAAGGTGCAGGACGGCATTTCTGATGCGCAGGCCATAGAGCTTGAGTGCTTTCTAATTGCCGAAATGCGTGACTTTGGCATTCCGTTGACGAACATGACGGACGGCGGTGATGGGGCTAAGGGTTACCGGCATACTGAAGCGCATTTGCGCCGGATGTCTGCATTACTCAAGGGCCGAGTTTTCTCTGAAGAGCATCTGCAAAAGATGCGTAAACCAAAGTCGCGTGAGGGACGCGCCAACATTGCCAAGGCTCGACTAACTACGACGTATCGCCCATCTGAAGAAACTAAGCGCAAGACCTCTGAGGCGTTACTAGGCAGGCCAAGCCCTATGAGGGGACGCAAACAGACGGAAGATGCTCGCGCCAAGATGAGCGCAGCGGGCAAGGGTCGCGCCAAGCCAAAGGTTGAATGTCCTCATTGCAAAAGGTTTATTGCTGTGAATACTGCGAAGCGTTGGCACTTTGATAACTGCAAGGAGGCTGTATGCCATTAATTGAGACTAGAGGCGCGGCTTCAGCACAAGGTTTTGGGGAGTTCGCTAAAAGTAGTGAGCCTGTATATGTAGAGTCATGCTTCTCCACCTACCTCTACGCCGGCAACGACTCTACGCAGACCATCACCAACGGGATCGATCTAGCGGGTGATGGTGGGTTGGTTTGGTCAAAGCAAAGAACTGGCACGCAAGTTCATGTTTTAGTTGATACTGTTCGTGGAAATAATAAACGACTTCAATCAAATAGCACAGCGGCTGAAGACACCACTTCAAGCCTTATGTCGTTTAATTCAGATGGCTACGGCATTCCAAACAGTTATGGAATATTAAATTCAAGCGGTCACAACTACGCCTCATGGACATTCCGCGAGCAGGCGAAGTTCTTTGATGTTGTGACGTATACGGGGGATGGTGTTAATGGTCGGACTATTTCACATAATCTTGGCAGTGTTCCGGGGTGCATGATTGTTAAATGTACTTCAGCTACAGGAGATTGGTATGTATGGCATGTTGGGGCGGGAGCATACGTCAACTTACTACTCAATAGCACCGGTGCTACAGTATCCGATAGAGTAAATACTCCAACACTTACTGGTTTTAATGTGCAGTTGGAAGGTAATACCAACGGAGCAACATACGTAGCTTACCTCTTCGCCGATGACGCTGGCGGCTTTGGTCTGAATGGCACGGACAATGTGATTTCGTGTGGGAGTTATACGGGTAATGGCTCAACAACAGGCCCGGTTGTAGACCTTGGATATGAGCCTCAGTGGGTGATGGTCAAACAGTCTAGCGCATCGGGTCAGTGGTGGAACATGATTGACGTTATGCGTGGATTTGATGTGTCTACTGGCGCACAAACACTAGGAGCTAACGCTTCAGATGCTGAATACACCAATGCAGGTTTTGGTTCTGGCACTCCAATTATGTCGCCTACTGCAACAGGGTTTCAAGTGCGTAGCGCACAATCTGCAACAAATGCTTCTGGAGCCACCTACATCTACATAGCCATACGCCGTGGCCCGATGAAAGTGCCGACTAGCGGGACGAGTGTGTTTGCGCCGACTAAACAAACATCAACTGGATACACTCAGATTACTGGACTCAATTTCGCCCCGGATTTTGTTCTCCAGAAGGCCGCTTCCTCGGCAGATAATTGGGACGTCGTTGACAAATTGCGTGGGCCATTTGTAGCTCTCAGAACTAATACTACAGACGCAGAGTCTGCGTCTGATACTCAATACTTTTTGGGAGGATGGTTAAATGATGGGGTAAAAATGGGGTCTGATCCGTCAGGTCAATTTAATGGATGGAACCCAAATAGCATATCATTCTTCCGACGCGCCCCCGGCTTCTTTGATGTGGTGTGCTATACGGGGACAAATCCAGCGCAAACATTAAGCCATAACTTGGCCGCCGTGCCAGAACTCATAATAGTTAAACGTAGGTTATATGCTGATAATTGGCCGGTGTATTCCGCAGCTCTCGGAAACCAAACAAGACTTATACTTAACTTAACTGATGCTCAATATGCTCCACCAACAAGTGTGTTTTGGGATAGTACTACTCCAACAGCAACGACTTTTACAGTAGGCACTTTTTCAGAAATGAATGGTGCAGGGAATACCTTTGTCGCCTACCTGTTCGCCACCTGCGCCGGAGTCAGCAAAGTAGGCTCCTACACAGGCACAGGCACAACACAGACTATCAACTGCGGCTTTACTGCTGGGGCGCGGTTCGTGCTGGTAAAGCGCACTGACTCTACGGGGAATTGGCTGGTTGCTGACAGCGCACGTGGCATAGTGGCTGGGAATGACCCACTGCTCTATTTAAACAGTACCGCTGCAGAAATAACAACGCTGGACTGGATTGATGCAGACTCAAGCGGGTTTATCGTAAATCAAGAAGCAACTGCAAACGCTAATGTTAATGCAGCAAGTTATATTTATTTTGCGGTGTCGTAGACATGAATAGTGGAATATATCAGATTAACAACCTTTCAACTGGTATGTCATATATAGGGCGTACCATTGATTGGGCTGCCAGAAAGCGCAGGCACTTATCTGATCTGCGGTCAGGTGTGCATAAAAACCCGCGACTACAGCATTCATGGTCATCAAGAACTGAACAAGAATTTGAGTTTAAACTTGTTTGGCCTGAAGCAGCAGATAAACTTGAAGAACTTGAATCATTTGTTCTTGAAGAATGTTTTGACACAGGTCGCCTGTATAACGCTCATAAAAACTCTATTGGTGGTTTTCTTGGGCAGAAGCACACTGAAGAAACTAAACGTAAATGGGCTAATTCAAGGCGCGGTCGCAAAATGCCAGAAATAGCAAAAACAAGGCAGTTAGAAAGTCGCAAAAACAGCCTGTCTTGGGCGCAGCATCAAGCGTGGATGCAAACTTCAGAAGCCATTGCAGATAGATGTATCAAGGCAGCCGCCCCAGAGGCTAGAGCAAAAGCTGTTGCAACACGAAAATCGAACGGTTACGAACCAAATTGGGAAAAAGCTAGGCAGGCGCAAATTGAAACTGCCAGATATAATTTATTCAAAGCTTTGGATTGGGCTGTTAAAAACAACGCAACAAGAGGCCAAGCTATCAAAAAGTTTGGTAGCTCTTGGGGTTCTTTAAAGAAATTCCAGCCCGAGTGGGAAGCCACTAATGGCACACTTAGTATACCTAAACGAGCGTCTGCAAAACGCATCACGGAGTAAATCATGAGTTACAGAATCAGAAGCACTGGCGCAGTGATGCTTGAAAGCGAGCTTCGTCAGTGGGCCAAGGACAACAACGGGCCGTCATGGGGCGTCACTACGCCAGAAGTCTTGGAGGCTCTGGGAGCTGATCCAGTCTTTGAAGGCCCGCAAGCTACTGGTGGGACGGTGTATCAGTACAGCCAGCGTGACGGTGTTGAGCAGGTTGAGGGCAAGTGGTATTCCAAGTACATCCTCGGCCCAGTGTTCGCTGACCTTGCTGCAACGGAAACGGAGCCAGCAAAGACAGCAGCAGAACAGGAAGCAGCTTATAAAGCCCAGAAGGATTTAGAGTTTGCCAAGTCTGCCCGTGACTCGCGTGATAACCTGTTATCAGAATGTGACTGGATAATTGTAATGTCTCTGGAAGCAGGTCGAGCTATTCCTGCCGAGTGGGCTACCTACCGTCAGGCACTGAGAGACCTTCCGCAGCAGGCTGGATTCCCTGTCACGATTAACTGGCCTGTGAAGCCGTAAGGAGTAGCCATGCCTGACTCTAACCTCATTGACGCATTGATTGCAGGAGCAGGTGCCGTGGTTGCCTACTTTGTGAAATCGACCCGTGAAGACAACAAGGAGCAGGATCGGAAGATTCACGAGTTAGAACGTCAACAGGCTGCACTTCTGAGTCGAGAGGAGTTTCGTCAGGACATGCAGCTTCTGCGAAATGAGATGAACCAGCACTTTGCCCAAGTGTTCTCTAAATTGGACAAGAAAGCGGACAAGTAGATGCTTGATCCCATCACAGCGTTTGCCACTGCCTCTGCTGCTTTCAACTTCGTTAAGAAGGCGGTTGAAGCTGGCCGTGAGATTGAGGACGTAGGCTCTCAGCTTGGGACTTGGTTCGGTGCGTGTGCTGATCTCAAGCAGCATGAAGAAGAAAGCCGCGATCCTCCGCTGTTCAAGAAGCTGCTGCACAAAGGAAGTGTTGAGGAGGAAGCGATGGCAAACCTGATGCGTAGGAAGAAGATTCAGCAGCAGGAAAAAGAACTCCGGGAGCTTATTGTCTACCGCTTTGGTGTTGATGCTTACCGGGAGATGATGGACGAGCGCAAGCAGATCACGGAAGGCAGGGAGCGTACTGCAATGATTCAACGTAGGCGCAGGGCCAAGGCTCTCCAGAATTTAATTGCTGTTGTTTTAATTGCAGGAATTTTTGCTATACCAGTTGCGGTATCAATGTGGTTACTTGGGAAGGTTGAATAATGTTAACTCTACTGTCTACGCTCGCAAGTTTTCTGACCGGTGGTTTGCCCAAGTTGCTTGAGCTGTTCAAAGATCGTGGCGACAAGAAGCATGAGCTTGAGATGATGCGCATGTCCGTTGAGCGCGAAATGCAGATGGCAGAACGTGGTCTGGTTGCCCAACAGCGGATCGAGGAGATTCGGGCAGACGCAGCAATAGCCCAAGCTGCAGCTTCTGAAAGACTAGCGCTATACGAACATGACGCCGACATTGGCAAAGGCGCTCCCAAGTGGGTCATCGGCCTTCGAGCCTCGGTACGTCCGGTCATCACATACTGTATGTTCTTCATGCTCTGCCTGATCAACGCCTTTGGCTGCTGGTATGCAGTGAAACAAGGGGTTCCGTTCTACGATGCGTTGGGTGTGCTGTGGACGGAAAACGACCAAGCCTTGTTCGCCTCAATAATAGCGTTTTGGTTCGGTTCGCAGGCGTTCGGCAGTGCGCGTAAGTGACGCAGGAAAGCAGCTTATCAAGGACTTCGAGGGTGTCCACAGACGCCCTTACCTTTGTCCTGCAATCCTCTGGACGGTGGGTGTGGGAAGAGTCCTATATCCGGAGCAGAACAAGCTCAAGATACCCGAACGTAAAACGTACCCGCTGAAGCCTGAGCATGATATACAGTGGAGTGATCAGCAAATTGATCTTCTGTTTGACGCAGATTTGCTTAAGTATTCGAGCGGTGTTCTACGACATTGTCCTGATAGCGTTACTAGCCAAAGCCAGTTCGATGCCTTGGTTGCCTTCGCCTTTAACTGCGGTCTTGGTGCCCTTCAGGCTTCTACACTACGCCGTCTTTATAACGCCGGGGATATAGAGGGTGCAGCAGCGGAGTTTCCCAAATGGAACAAGGGAGGTGGCCGGGTGCTACCGGGGCTGACAAGACGTAGACTGGCAGAGCAGGCGCTGTTCCTGTCCTGATTCCACAAATCAGGCCATTCTGAAAAGCTGTCATTTGTGGAAAGCAATAAATCCTCAAACAACTGCTTTACTTCTGTAAACTCCCTGCTTTATACTACGCCCTGTGCAATCCCGCACATCAAGGGCTAATAATATGAACTACAAAGAAATCTGGCAGAAACTCTCTGCCATTGATTGTTCAGCACACGTTGAGAAAAAGAACGGATTGTCCTACCTATCTTGGGCGTGGGCATGGGGTACGCTCATGGAACATTACCCGGATGCCCAGTATTCGTTTGACCAGCCGCAGGTATTCCCTAACGGAACGCAGATGGTGTTCTGCACTGTCCAGATCGGGGAATGCTCTCGCCGTATGTGGCTCCCTGTCATGGATCACCGCAATAAATCTATTGCAGACCCTGACAGCTTTGCCGTGAATACGAGCATGATGCGATGCCTTGTGAAGTGTCTGGCTTTGTATGGGCTGGGTCACTACATCTACGCTGGGGAGGATTTGCCTCAGTCCGAACTCGAAAGACTCTACTCACCCATCAGCGCAGAGCAGCACGCTGAACTTACTGTTTTAATCTCTCAGCTTGATGGCGCTATTGATATGCCTGCCTTCCTTAAGTTTTTCGGCATCTCCGTTCTAGCCAATCTCAAGCACAGTGATTTCCAGAAAGCCAAAATGGCGCTGGAGAAGAAACTGGAGTCGGTAGCATGAGAATCATCAACGTAGAGCAGAGGTCGCCAGAATGGTTTGCAGCAAGGCTGGGGGTGCCATCGGCCAGCAATTTCGGGAAAATCATTACACCCGGAGGCAAGAAAAGCACACAAGTAGACGGCTATCTCAATCGACTGGTGGCAGACATTCTCACCGGACGTTCAGAGCAGCAGGAACCCAGCGAGGCAATGCAGCGTGGCACTGAGCTGGAACCGGAGGCAAGGGCTTATTACGAGTTGATTGCAGGCCCGGTGGAGGAAGTGGGGTTCTGCATACACGATGACGGGTTTGGCTGCTCTCCAGACGGTCTGGTAGGCAAGGATGGATTGCTAGAAATTAAATGCGGGCTGGCTCATACACACGTCGAGTGGCTGAGGGATGGCGTAATTCCTTCGATTCATATACCGCAGGTGCAGGGTCAATTATTGACGACTGGACGGCTTTGGTGCGATTTCCTTGCCTATCATCCGTCGATGAAGTGCCTGCTAGTTAGAGTCAACCGGGATGACAAGTATTGCGATTTGCTGCACGAAGCTCTCAAGGAACTGGTCGAGAACATCAAGATCAACGTGGAGGCATTCAAGAAATGAGTATGTTGGAGCTTTCATATAAGGAGTGGTTCGGGGTGGAGTTCACGGAGGAACCGGCTGAAATACGGCATCTGGTAGGCGAAATATGGAACATGGCACTACAGGCAATGAATAGACAAGCAATTCTGCTTTCTTATGACAATGAGGTGATCTAAATGACGCAATACGACAACACAAACAAAGGCATCCTGAGCAAGAACAACCGCAAGGAAAAGGACACCCATCCCGACATAAACGGTCAGATCAATGTTGAGGGAACTGAGTATATTTTAAGCGGGTGGCTGAAGGAGCGTAAAAACGGGGCTGGCAAATTCTACAGTTTGTCGATCAAGCGGAAAGAGGAGCAGGCACCTTCTAAGCCCGCCGCACCTAAGCACGATATCGACGAATCCGACGTTCCCTTCTGAGGACAAACCATGCACTTAGGTAACCAATTACGCAAATATGTGGAGCAGAACTATTCCACTAAAAGTGATTTTGCTCGCGCCATTGATTGCAGTCCGCAGTTGCTGCATTCCTATATGAGACGGGAAAACATCAAGTATTCAACAATCGTTCGTATTGCTCGCAGCATGGGCATGGAGGCGGCAGAGTTAATGGCTCTGCTGGTTGCCTGTGAGTGAGGGGTTTCAATGGATAGTAAACAGTGATTTCTCTTTGAAGCAGTTTAGGAACTTCGCAGAGGAGCATTACAACAAGCACAAGTATGTCATCTTCACTTGGCGACACGGGAAACAACGGACACCCAAGCAAAACGCGAGTCTCCATGTCTACCTCAAGGAAGTGTCAAAAGCACTGAATGATGCCGGGTACGACATGAAGCGGGTGTTGAAACCGGAAGTGGAAATACCTTGGGACGATGATGGGATCATGGCTAAAGAGCATTTGTGGCGTCCGATTCAGAAGATCATGCTGGACAAGGAATCCACTACCGAACCGGAACGGGGTGATTATGTGAAGGTTTATGAAGTCCTGAATCGTCATCTGTCTGCGAAGTTTGGTATTAGCGTACCGTGGCCGGTGAACCATGACACAGAGTGAATCACAAATGTACGATCTTGGGAGGCAGGCTAGGAAAGCTGCTTTCCCTATCGAGTCATGTAACCTTTCACTTTATGACGTAAAGCGGTGCTGGTGGATTGCTGGCTGGCATGACGAGGATATGGAAACCAAGGCAAGAGATGGCGAACAGTAAAGCCAGATGCTTACACTGTCGGGAGTACCATCCATCAGACTCTGTTCTGAGGCGCCCGGCAGGCTCCTTTTGCTCTCTCCAGCACGCTGTTGACTACGGCAGGGCCAAGGCTCAGAAGGCCAAGGAAAAGGCTCAGAAGGCCACACACAAAGCCCAGAAGGCTCAAGTAAAAGCTGGGGATATCCGGCACCAGCACAAACTCACGCAATCCACTGTCAACCGTCTTTGTCTTTTGCTGGATCAGGGGAAGCCCTGTATCTCATGCGGTAGACCAGATCAGGGCGGTAGGATGAGGAACGCCAGCCATTTTAAATCCCGTGGGTCTAACAGCTTTCTGAGGTACGACTTGCGTGGTTTACATGCCTCTTGTGTCCCTTGCAACTTATATCAGTCTGGGAACATTGAGGGATACCGGCAGGGGCTTCTAGAACGCTACGGGAGCGCGATTGTCGAATATCTTGATACTGCCCCAAGGGTAAGGGCGTGGACGGCTCCTGAGCTAATCCAGATGCGATCTGAAGTATCCGAGGAAATCCGTCGATTAGAGCGTGGCGAATCCCCTTCTCGGAACTGGCGACAAATTGTTACAAACTAAGGGCTTTACAGTTTGAAGCATACGCTTTACAGTTCCGTCCACTGCCAAGAAATAGGCAGATTTCTGAGGAGCTGTAATATGAAACGAGCGATAAATACTTTCCTAGCCGCCGCCTGTGTATACATCGTCTGGCTGTACATCCTGATCGAACTGGTTGATGGGGTGCTGCAATGAATCCACTAGACCGAGCAGAAGGCATTAATCAATCTCATGGATCACCCTTTGACCGGGGCGCTGCTGACTCTTACTACCGCAGGGGTCGGGTGCCGCACAAGATGGTTGGCAATCAAATAATCTGGCTCAAGCCTGATTCGCAGGAGTGGATGGAGTATCAAGAGGGCTATGATATCAACGAGGAGATCGGCTCTTTCAAGGAGTACGAGTGATGCTGGCGACTTGTTTTGAGTGTTCTAGGCCAGCACAACATATGCACCATGTGGTTCCTCGAAGTTGCGGCGGCACAAAAACTATAGCTTTATGCGAACAATGCCACGGGCTTATCCATGATAAACAATTTATGTCTATCTCGGCGCTCACCAGCTCGGCTATGCAGCATATGAAGGCAGAGGGCCGGTTTACAGGCAATGCCCCTTACGGCTGGCAGCTTGGTGCTGATGGTCATCTGGTCGAATCTGAAGCAGAGCAGCGTGTATTGAGCATAGTCAGCCATTACCGCGCACAGGGGCTGTCAGTACGAAAAATTGCCAGCATCCTTGCTGAAAAGGGGTTCAGATCAAGGGCAGGCAAGCCTTTGCACTTCCAATCGGTTGCGAGGATGGCAGGCAAACCCAATCAGTCAATTTTTTGTCAAATACAACAAGTATAGATGGAATTATGTATGGTACTGAAAAAAATCAGTGAGCATTTTTGGATGCTGACCAGTGACGATGGGGTCGTTAGATTGACTTGGTTCGGCGCAACACGGGACGAGGTCATGGGCCGGTTCAACGCATACATCCGTTCGCTGGATTTGGACAAGATCAGGTACAAGCCGAGGACAAGTTTATGAGCCTTGTACTGACACAAGATGAACGAAAGGTGCTGACTTTTATGGCTGAAGTCTTGCGTGGCAAGGCTCTACGGTTGCGCTTTACATGGCCCGCAGACTCGCAAAGGTACACCAACCACGCTGCCGTGATCGAATCCCTGCTGGTAAGGGCTGGCGCAGAACAGGAGGAAGAGAAATGAAACCCCTGAAAAGAATAATTAACCCGTTATACCACTATTCCGAGAACAGCCGCGTGGATGGGCCGAATCCTAAAATGTTTGGCAAATGCATGAGGCTGAGAGGCGACTGCTCTGATCTGAGAGGCGACTGCTCTGATCTGAGAGGCGACTGCTCTGGGCTGAGAGGCGAATGCTCTGGGCTGAGAGGCAACCTCGATGCGATACCGTGGGATGCGAGACCTTGCAGCATAAGCGACTGGGTGGAGGAAGAGAAATGATCCGACTAATAACCCAACTGACATTTACTGTTTTTGCCATGTTAACCATCGTTGTTTTTTTAATTGGAATAATCGTGAGGATTGTATGATAGAAAAATTAATTGCTGACTGTACACAATGGAGTGAAGACCGGCTGATTTTTAAGAATGGCCGGAGGGAAACCCAGTATCTAAAACTGGCCGAGGAGATGGGTGAGCTGGCATCGAATATCGCTAAGGGGCGTGATGTGAGGGATGACATTGGGGATTGTTTGGTAGTGCTAAATAATCTCGCAGTGATGTCGGGGACTACACTGGAAGAATGCCTTGGAATATCGTATTACCAGATCAAAGACAGAAAGGGTTACCTGAACGGGAACGGCGTATTCATCAAGGAAGAGGAGACAATGCGATGACAGCAATCAGTAAACAGGTTGGTGGCGACCACTACAAATTCATGCCCATACAACCGATGGAATATTCAATGAAGAACAATCTCAATGCCTGCCAGCACACGGCTATAAAATATGTCACTCGGTACAAGGTGAAGGGCGGTAAACAGGATTTGCTAAAAGCTATCCACTGCATCGAGCTACTGATAGAGATGGAATACGGCGATGACTAACATTCAAAAGTGTAAATGCGATCCGATAACGTGGGGTCTGAAAGTTCCTGATATATGTGACCACTATGAGCCTATAGTGCTGCCCCTAGATCGGATGCCTCCGATATGCCAGACCTGCCACCACGACGAGAAATGCCATGAATCAGCGAAGCACTAGACGTTTTGTTTTAACCGACTCCGGGAAGAGAAGTCATCCTGACTGGGTGTCTAATCTTGAACAACAGAAAGAGGAGTTTCTAAGTCGAGGTGGGAGAGTTGAGGAGATACCAATCGGAATGTCGAGCTATGAATTTAATATCTTGTCAGC